AGCGTAAACAGCTGCTTGTCTTAGAATAGTAAGGCCTTCTTTAAACTTCTCAATTACCTCATCTGGGTATTTGTAGTAGTAGAGGTCTTCAGGATATTTTTCATACCAATCATCCCTACGCCAATGTTCGTTTTTAAGTTCCTCATCAGTTTTCTTACGGCCATTATTTTCAATTATTCTTTCAACTGAGTCGGCTATCTCCTCAATATGCCATTGTTTGTAATCAAAATGTCCTCCACTCATGTTAGTCCTCCAAATTAAATAGTTTACGAAGTTGTTTAGACCAAAACCCAGCTGTTGGAAGCACTATAACAAACATAAATAAAAATGCTCCCCATATTCTCCATCCATCTTCTGTTTGGTCATTAGTCATCATATAATGTCCATATCCCCCAATAGAACAAATAACTGTAGCTAAGAATGTAATTGTTAGTACTTGTAGGATTTCTTGACCTGTTGATGTTTCTTTCATAACTTTTATTTTTAATTATACTTCATATGTTGTGTAAGGGTGATAATCAACACAATACACTTTTACTTTATCTATTACTGTTGTAACTTCATCTCGAGTTACATTTTTCCAAGCATACTTAAAATACCCTTCATATTCATCAGGAAATTTACCTTCATATGGATTCCACTCTAGACATTCAGCCTCACCTCTACCAACAGCATAATAATCATCTAAACCAGCTCTAAGGTCTTCAAATGTTGATGCTGTCATAATAGGCTTGTATCCATTTAAATCCATAGCCACATATGTTACTTTAACTCTTGTCATAGGTCTCCTCTATTTATTTTATAATTATAACCTCTAGTGTCTAGAGCTCTATTAATTCTATCTACAAAATACCATTCTGGTTCTGTATCATGTACCTCTGGATGTACTGATGCTACTTGAGCAATTTGTTCTTTTATGAGTTGTTTTAACTCACCTTCAATAACAAATTTATCTCCAAAAATAGTGTGGTGGATATTGAAGTAAGCTTGAGTACATGCCTCATTACCTTCTTCTGTGAACATTTCAAATTCTACTGCCATAACCTTTATTTGTTTTAATTATTTAACTAAATATAACATCACTCTCTTGGAGAGCCAAACTTATTTTTGTAGCCAGGACAGGATTCGAACCTGCATTCCCTAATTAAGCGTTAGGTACTTTACCAATTAAGTACACCTGACTATGTTGAGGATGAGAAGTCCTCTGTGTTGTAGGATTAGATTTATCCTCTTATTAGCAATCATTCCTTTCTCAAGGGAACAACACATTGAAACTACCACAAAGTGTGCTGTTCTAATGGGAAGCATCATGGTACCTATCCTAACAATACTAATGTTACTACTATAATAGCGAATAATACAAATGCTTTAATTGGATCTTCAAGTTGCTTTACCATGTTTTTATGTTTTTTATTTATTGTCTAAATATAACATCAAAAACTTACAAGGCCAAACTTACTTTACCAATTCTTATCTTTTTGTTTTCATACACTAGATACTCAGGAGTATTATCCAAACAATCAATAAAGTAGTAACGACCACCTGTTGCTTTACCTTTAGTATCAATTTGTTTCACAGCAGTATGACCAACTACTTGTATCATTGTCTTTTTAACTTCTTGACAAGCCTTCATTAGACTTTTAGGTCGAATCCATAATGGTCCTTGAAATTCATCATCACCATAAGGATCACTATGTCCATATCCGTTGTCTGCAAATTTGAATTTGTGTGGTTGGAAGTACCATAAGTCATTTATAAATTCAACTATGTCTTGTTCATCCCATCCATTTTTAAGTAAAAACTCAGGAGTAATACCAGCATGACTAAAAACCAAATCATCACACTTATAAGCCATTCTTAAATGATGTCTGTTTATCTCTAATACCTCACCAATTGGTATGTATAATTCTCTTTGAAAACCACTATAATATTCATTACAAACATTCATATAATGAAAATCATGATTACCAATTAACATCACAACTTTACATTGTGGATTATCATGTTTCCACTGTATAATGTTTTTGAAATTATTAATTTGGTCTATACCTGGGATATCAAAACTGTCAAAGTAGTCTCCTGCAAATACAACTGTGTTGGGTTGTTCTTGGTCAACTATTTGTTTCCAAATGTCACGACCATGTATGTCTCCGATAGCAACTAGTTTCATAACTTTAGTATAATAAAAAATGGCCCGAAGGCCAAATTTTTATAGAGCAGATAGGTAGTTTTTAGTATTCATGACCCTACCCCAATCTTTATCCTTAATAGCATTTATCAACATATCTGTTACTTTCTCATCTTTAAGTTTAATTGATGAGTAAAGTTTAGCTTGCTCAACTAATCTCCAGTCTTTATTATCAATAGCTTTTTTTAGCATTTTAGTTAAATATTCTTTCTTAGATACTACTTCACCTGATAATTCACCTGAAGTATCATCTAGATAAATATCTTCATCACTACTTGGTTTCAGTTTACTAATATCTTGGCTACCGTATGCTTTAAGAGCATTTTGGACTTCTTCTCTTATAATTTGTCGCAGTTCTGATTTTTTCATTTTATAGTACTAGTATTAAAATTTTTTAGAAAGATATTTGATCAAGTGGTTTACCTTCACTAGCTACTTTTTTTAATTTACTAGTTATAGGATCAATCTCACCAGTTTCAGGATTAGACTCTTCACCTTCCCATGTATCAGACATACTTACTATTTTATTCATTTCTTCTTTATTAGTTTCATAAAAGGTTAACCCAACACTTTCTAAATTTTCTCCATATATGTCTTTTAATTTTTGGGTAAATTCTTCTTTAGTTGAAGCTGATACTCCTTTCATATTACCTAATTCATCTGATTCACCTTCAAAAACAATAACTACAAAATGTTTTTCTCCAGTAAAACTTGATTTTGGGGTTAATTCATTTATCTGGTTTTCAGTAATCAAACCAGCTAACTTTTGCATTCTAAGAAATTCTTTATTCATTATAATACTAGTATTAAAATTATAGCTGTTATAACTCCACCCTCAATTAAAGCTACCCTTCTCCAGTTTCGTTTTCTATTATTTTCTCTATCTAATTTAATATTCGCTTGATCAAGTTGGATGTCTTTTTCTCTTAACTCAAGAGTACAATCACGTCTTAACTCTTTATGTTTCTCATCTAAACGAACATAACTATCTGATAGTTGAGAGTAGTTAAGACTAATTTTCTTAAGGTACATTTGACAGTCATACGCCTGAAGGAACATACTGTCTAGATTTTCTTTATATATATTCTTCCAGTAGAAGGTTTCAATTACCTTCTCTTCTTGACTCCTGTTCAAGAAGATCCCAGTATCGAGTTGGTAAACTATCCTTGGCGCTGAAAATCTTTGCCCAAACGCTGTCACGTTGAGGATCACTAAGAGTAGGAATACGCTTAACTTTTTCATTTGATTTTTTATTTTTGGTTTTGGTTTCTACTATACGATCCATATAAATGGTATCATATTCAATTAAAATTTCTTTAGTTACTTTATCTAAACTATCTTTTTGTCTGTTTAGCAATTCAATTTCCTCATCAGTAAAATCAGAGGCAGGTTTATTACAGTTTTTAAGTTTAACAATGGAGAATATAGCTACAGCGGCTATTAAAACCCATTTCACAATGTTATCAATTCTTATTTGTCCCATCTTGTTATATGTATATTAGCGTTTAACGGTCTTATTTTTTCATAGAATCCATTACCCTCTCTACTCCCATCACCATTAGTATTACCCTCACCTGTTAGGACAGCTGAATTACCTATTGCTTTTTTAACTAAAAAGGCATGTCCTATTGCTTTATATCGTTTTGTATTTCTAAATTTATTATATGATAATGTTCCTGAGTCACCTGGTTTTATTGGCTCTCTTAATTTACCATCAGTGTATATAACATGTCTTTTATTATACGCTGTTGGGCTCCAACCTGTAACTGTTGTTTCAATACCAGCTAACTTATAAATCAATTTAAGAGCAAAAGCACACCATGGGGCACCTCTCCACCATCCTACATTAAGCATCATTCGCTCATAGTGTTTATTGCTAAATCCTTGATTGTTACCAATTTCTTTTATACCTTCAAAACTGTCAGCTAGTTGAACAGCAATTTCAGCTTTTCTTTGATATTCAGTTAGACAATCGGAATTATCACTCGGAACACCTGTATAAGCATATAAAGGTATAAGAAGAAGCAAATAGGATAATATGATAGTTTTAGCCATGAGGGTAGGGTTTTAAAGTCTTCTTTAACAGTTGATGTTGTAGAGTAGAAGTATTTATAAATACCCTTGAATGTGAAATACATTCCACCTAAAATAATTCCATTAAACAGAATCATAATTAGACTTGCTAATATTGCTCTGTGGAACCAGTCAGTTGAATACATTGGGTCACCAAATACTTCTTCTTGTACCATCCCGTAGACAAAAAAGCCTACAAATGCGAGTGGTACACTCCAAATAAAATCCCATAACTTAAGCCATCTTAATAATCGTTTCATAGTAACATTTTGTTATAAATATTATAAAGGGTGTTATTTCAACGCCCTATAAACTTTAATTTTAACTCGTCTTTTAAAACAGCTAAATGTTCTAGACCAAGTGTTAATATTAGCCTCATAAACATTAGCCTTTAAATACTGATATGCTTTTTTAAGTGAGCGTTTTAGTTTAGGGTAAGAATGAATCAATTCAAAAAACTTATTTAAGTTCATATATGATTCTGAGATCCATCTTCCACTTTGCCATGTGGCTAAAACAGTTGTAGTGTTGTTAACTTCATCTACTAAACATACTTTAATGTTTTTATCCCAAGCGTCAGGGACAATTTGTGCTGCGTAGTTGTCTTTAAGTGCAATTGTTGTTACCATAACTTTTTGTTTTAATTAAATATAATATTAGGTTTTAAAATTTCCAAATTAATCTTTAAGAAAAGCTACTAAATCTACTCTAGATAGATAAGCTAGAGTATCAGGCATTATATCTGTAGAATCAGGTTTAATCCAATGGTCAATATAATTTTTCTTAACAGCATCACGAGCGTAACTGTTCATAACAGGTTTACCTGTATTATAAGCACCAGCTGCTTTACCCCAGTCATTATAACGGTTATACCAATCACGAAGCATTTTCATTGATATTTCAACGTTCAATTCAATACTGTCTTTTAAAACTGGCTTCTTTACTTTAAAACCAGCATAGTATGAAGCATATTGAGGCATAATTTGCATTGGTCCTAATGCCCCAGCATAAGATGTTTGTTTATGGTTATACTCATCATGGAATGGACCTTTATATCCAGTCTCTATTCTAGCAACATTAAACGCTACATGTAAGGGAATCTCATACTGTTTAGCGTATGTCATAATAGATGCATACAGTCGTTGAGCTGGGTTTAACTTCACTGGTTTAGAGGGAGTGTTGTAAAATGAAGCGACACAAATTGTAGTTGCTATAATAGCAACAAATAATAATATTTTTTTCATAGTTATTAAGTTTTGATTAAGTATAATAAAAAAAGGCCCGAAGGCCTAATTTTATTTTGTTTAGATTTTTTTAAGATTTCCTAAAATTAAAATCCCAAATCCAACTTTTATATCTATCATCTAGAAAAATATCATATAAATCATATCCCCTACTTTTAAAAAATTCCTTCACCTCTATCTTACTTTCAGGATGATCCATATTAAGGCTTAAATTTTTATCATATATTTGGACTCTATATCCATCACCACCACGCTCACTAAACATTAAGTTAGGCTGGCTGGAGTATTTGTTAGTGAATTCTTTGGCAAGGTCTTTTTCAGATGATGTTGGTTCTTCATTCTCAACCAATTGTTCACGTCTCCATTTATATACATTAAAATCTTTATTCATGGTTTATCTTTTATATATTATAAATATATGAAAAAATAGCTCTAAATCAAAATTATTCTTTAATTATCTGCTGTTTTTTAACATCATCTTTAGTAGTTACTACAATCATGTACACTCCACTAGGAAGTTCATCCATGTTCAATTGATAAGCATCTATATTAGTAGTTGTACTTAATACTTTAGTACCTAAAGAATTGTATACATCTATATTTCTGAATGCTCCTTTAAAATCATCATTTATAGTCACTAATCCTGAAGTTGGGTTTGGATATAATGAAATATCAGATGGGGTTGTTTCTTGAGGTTTAGTTATTGGATCAGGTTTAACTACTAATGATCTTAATTCAGTTCCATTATGTGATGGGTTGCAATTAGCTACATCTCTATAAATAATATATCCATAAGAGCATGAGTTACCACATTCAGTTACTGTTCTAACAAGTCTATACCATACACCTTCAACTAAAGTGGTATCAGTGAAATCATGAGTTGTTTCTGTTCTAATTAAATTCCAACCTGCTAGTGGATTAGTAGAGGAAAATAATTCCCATTTTTCACATCCTGTAGTGCTAGCCATATCAAATGTTGATATAGTATTACCATCTAAGCAGTATGAGAAATTAGGGTCAACTGTATTTCTAAATCCATATAGTTTAGCGGTAAAATTAACATGCTTAATTACATTACGAGGTTGGGCTAATTGTATTACATTAACAAAAGTACCTCCAACAAATATCTCCCATCTGTCATTACCATCATCATTTGGATTAACAGCTAAACATCTACCTGATCCCTGACCAAAGCTGTTTTCAAGCCCAGATACATATACTCCTCCTAAGCCATATCCAATATTTTGAGTTTTAAATTCAGGGCTAAGTTGTCCTTCACTTGTAAAAGCAGTCACTTTAGGAGACCAAGATGGAGCATAAGGACCAGCAGGCATTGAAGAAGCAAAGTTACCAGTGGCAATTAAGTGACAGTTATAATAAACAATATCACTAATTGATCCACTACAACCCGCATTATAATTACTATCAATACTCCATACTCCATTGTTTAAGGTAAAGCGAGCAATTCCTCTAAGACCACTAACACCTGACATTTGGCTTCCACCCCCAGCAATATAGGCTTTAATTGAGCCATTTCCATTACCAGCACAATCAATATCATTAACAAACAATAAATCAGACACTACAAAGCTACAAGGTAAATCTGTGATACCTTCAAGTGGGGCAATAGTGAATTGTTCTGTTAATTTAAATAAGCTAACATAGTCATGCCCGTTATAAGCAAAGCTAACATTACCTCCAATTATAAGATCATTACTATTTGGAATTTTAGCAATTTTGCTAACCATTCCATTTGATCCGGGAATTGTAAGTGTTTGTAAGGTTTGGCCTGTGTTTGGGTCACAGCAAACAATTGTTTGGGTAGTGCTACTACCATTTTGGTAAGCATAATATAATTTATTATTCTCCCAATCATGATAAATAGCAGAGCAAATACTAATCCAGCTTGTAATAGGACAAACAAAGTTTAAATCTCTAGTACCATCAGCATTGATTTTATTTAAAAATCTAACACCTTGGTTAACCATAGAGTTAAAGCTATTTCTACCGCTAATAAAGAAACCACCAGTATAATTACCAGTGGCATCTTTTTCAGTTTCTAAACATACAGTAGCAAATTGAGCACCCCAAGTTGACATTTGATTAGTATACCAACTCTCATCCTCATTACCTTGAAAGTCATACTTTCGAATAGCAGGCAACCCGGGACTAGTAGCAAAAGCATAATAAACGGAGTTACCAACTACTTCTACTCCCATAGCTCTTAAATAGCCGTTAGTAGAGAATGGAACTCCGTCATTATTAAGAATAAATGTTGTATCAACCGCACCAGCGAGATACTGTGCTTGACCAACTACTGTGGCCAGAAGCATTAAAATAGCAAATAAGTGTTTCATGTGTTTAATATTTGTTTAATGTTCTAAGAGGTTTGGTGAAACGTTCAGCATGGTAAATTGTACCATCTGAGTATTTTACCTCGTCAACATAAAAATCAAATAAAACACACGTTTGGGTTTCTGTTAAAAACAAATCACCTAATACCTTAGAATTACTATTAGGTAGATTTATTGTCCATACACCATCCATTAACTCATAACCATGAAACATCTCAAGTAAATGATTCTCTAATTCATCTTTAATGTCTGGGGATGCGTTGTACATACTGTAAACAGTATCCTGGTCGCTATCCAGACTAAAAGCAAACATTCCATCAACTTGAGCACTTGTGTCGAAACCTATTGCTAGCATTAAAGCTAATAATAAGTGTTTCATATATTGGTTTTAATTAGTTACTTAGCCAGTCGTAACGGCTTAACTGCAACTAACAACCTTGATTATTTAGCCCACTTAAATGTTTCAGTGTGGTCTAAATAATTCGCTTTTAAGATGTACATACCACTAGGTAATTCATTGTAACGATTGATATCTAACAATGCACCTGATATGGTATAAATATCTATAGAGACAGGATAGTCATCTTCTACTAAAATAGCATTTGGATCATCTATTAAAGGATAATTACCAATGATTTCTTCTTGGGTAGTGCTAATTCTATTAAATACTAAATCAAGTCTATTGTTAGTCAAATCAGCGTCACCTGTGCTACCATTTACACTTACAACATCAAGTCTAAACGTGTTTGAAGCACCTACAGGAACAGCACATCGTGTTGGATGACATAAATTGATACTAACATAAGTATTGTTAGCAGGTAATAGTGTTGATTGACCTGGTAGTAGGTTACCAGTCCAAGTTGAATTGGTTATACATCCAAATGCTGCTGTGCAATCAACCCAACGTCTAGTATAGTTAATTTGAGTGATAGGAACAGTACCTGTATTGACAGCTCTCCATTGTGTATTTACAATTTGTAAAGATGTAGTCCAAGGATTAGCTACAGGTTGTACTAATTCAATTCTAACATCTGTACCTGACATAGATGGATTAGTGACATTAAATGCTTTAAAGCTAGTGTTGTCTGTGATAATAGACTCTTCAACAGCATTATCATAATTAATTGTCACAAACATATAACGTGTACCTGCCATCCCTCCTACATTATATGAAAATGATTTAGTTACTGAGTTAATTCCTCCACCTAAACCTACACTGTCAATTCCAATAATAATATCATCTGAGTCACCATAAATAGAATTAGCTGAGTAGCGGTATTGTACTTTTACAAAAGTAGCAAAAGTGGATGTTACATTAAGTTCTTCAGCTACCATAGCATTATAATTCACTAAGATAGTTTCTCCTAAATTAACACTAGTAGGTGTTACTGTTACACTATTAACTGTGTAGTTAGAAACTAACACTGGGGGTGGAGGAGGAGGTGTACCACCTGGGTTAGGAGTAGCAATAACAGCATCTTTAAGATTAATACGTCCGTATCCTAATTCATTACTACGAGTACTTAATGGCCAAGCAGGATTATTAGAATAAGTATAACCACCTACTTTTTCACAAGTGGCGGATAATATAGCTAAAATTTCATCATCAGTTAGTTCCCAGTTTTTATAAGCTATAACTGCTGAAGCAGCTGCTGTAATTGGGCAGCTAAATGAAGTACCGCTAATTGAAGTGTAATCAGTAGTATTGTAACCATCAGCACCTAAACGGTCAGTTGTTCTGATTCCTGACCCGGGGGCTGAAATGTCACAAATTTGGCCAAAATTAGAAAATGAGGCTCTAACATCTGAACTTGTAGTAGCACCAACTCCCCAAACACCATTATAATTAGCTGGGTATTGAGCTGCTGTACCTGAATAACCATTACCTGAAGAGGCAAACACCATCATTCCCTTTCCACCTCTGCCGTTCACTCTAGCAGATTGAAAAGCAGCTTCTAAAGCGGCTGAGTAACTACTACCACCATATGACATAGCAATAGCAACACAATTTGGATTATTCATAGCAGCATTAACAGCAGCAATTTGAATAGCAGAGTTAGTAGCGAAACTACCACCTGCATATACCTGAGACATAATATTAACAGGCATAACTCTCACAAAGTTATTACCTACACTACTAACACCAATACCATTATTGGTTCTAGCCGCAATTGTGCCTGAGCAAGCTGTACCATGCTTATCTTCAGAGTTAACATATGGGATAGCACTTGTACCATTAACAGCGTTGAATGGACTATCAACATTACCTACAAATTCAGGCATTGTCATATCCAAACCACCATCAAACATTGCTACTGATACCCATTGGTTTTCAGTTGGAAGTAAATCCCAAGCTTCATCAGCATCAATATCTCTATCAGATGCTTGACGTAGATGCCAACTAGTAGCAAATTCAGGATCATTTGGAATGTAATCCATTTTCATTTCTTGAACTTGGTTTCTTTCAATAATGTCAAATAAATCACTGTCGGAGCAGTTTTTATAGAAATCATCATAGTTACCAGTAAATTGTACCACAATCATTCCAAGTTGATCAAATTGAGCAACTACAGGAACATTGTAAAATTCAGTGAATGCATCTACAAGTCTATAGGGAGTACCTTGCTTGTATTTTAAAATGACTTGGTTATTAACATTTTCAGCTAAGTTTTGAGAAAAACTTACAATTGAAAAAACAGTTAATAACAGAACGGAAATTAATTTTTTCATATACTTTGTTTTTGGTTTATTATAAATATTTAGACTCTAGTCCTATCATGAACAATCAACTGTTCATAGTTATGAAGGAGACTAATTGCAAGTCTTTATAGATGAAAGAATTTACTTAGTAGGTTTAGCAACAGTAGCCCTTTTAATCACTCTAACCTTACCCCCAGTGCCTTTAACACCACCAGTTCTCTTGTAGTGTATAAAATCAGGCCACTGTGGAGTAGGTCTAAAGTACCATTTATTATCATCTATATCATGATAAAAATACCTGTGGCGTACTCTTAGTTTGCGATTTTTAGAAAACAAGCCGTCTTTAACAGTTTGTCTGTGATGGACAAAATGTTCAGTTTTTTGTTTTCTATCTTTAATGATTTCAATTTCTTGTTGAATAGCACAAGAAGTGAGTGACAGCATTGCTATCAGGAGGGTTAGTGTGGGAAATATCTTTTTCATGGTTTTGAAGTGTATTCCCAAAACCTTAAGATTTAACTCACAACAAATGTGGTTTTATTTATTATACATATATGAAGACTAAGCCTTCAACCTAAGTTTTTCTAAAAACTCCCACAACGATTTAAAATCATAACAAATTGGATTTTTATTTTTATCCCATGCCTCTAATGTGCCTTGACCATAATCATTCTCATAACAAAACCAAGAAAACCAATCAACACCTTCCTCACCATAGATCTCTTTAATCAGTAAATGAATTAAACCGTGATACGGATCTATAAACTCAAGTAGGTCAACTTTGTTTTTATACAAGTTGTCTACAATGCGCTCTTGTTTTTGTAACTCAAGCGTTATTTTTAAAAAATTTTCGTATGTCATAACTTATTAATTTGATAATGGTGCTTTAATTGTTGGGTGTGATTGATAACCTTCTACTTGAAAATCTTCTATCTCCATACTCTTAATCCATCCGTCTATTGTTTGATACTTATGATTCCAAAACTCACTACTAATATATAACTTAGGCAACTCATAAGGTGTTCTACTGATTTGTTCTTTTGCTTGTTCAATATGATTTGAATATAAATGTACATCACCTAAATTACCAATCAACTCCTCAGGTATCATATTTACTTCTTTAGCAATGATTTCAAGTAGTAAACCATAACTAGCAATGTTGAATGGTAAGCCTAAGAATGTATCTACTGATCTTTGATTCCACATTAAAGAGATTGCTCTGGTTGGTGTTGAGGGTTTAGCAATTTCTTCTACAATATAAACATTCTCTAATTCAACATTAGTGTTTTTCAATACCCAATGAACCTGCTCTTCCCAAGTTAACTCTCTTGTATAAACTTGAAAACTATAGTGACAAGGAGGTAACACCATTTGGTCTAATTCACCTACATTCCAAGCTGAAACCATTAGTCGTCTTGAATCAGGATTTGTTTTGAGTTCAGAGATTAGGTTTGCGATTTGGTCCTTACCACCTTTATTTTCTTCACCAGGAACATTTGACCAGTTTCTCCATTGTGCTCCATAAATTGGTCCTAATTCACCCCACTGCTTAGCAAACTCATCATCCGTTTTGATTTTGTTGATGAATTCTTCTTTAGTCATATCTCTTTCTTTTACTAACTCTGGTGGTAGTAAAGAATTAAAATTCCTCATATACTGGTCTTCTTCTTTCATCCATTGCTTATGGTAATTCTTATAAGCATCACCATCCCAAATATGACAATTGTTATCAACAAGGAACTTAATGTTTGTATCACCTCTCAAGAACCATAACAACTCAGTTACCATTGTTTTCCAAGCCATCTTTTTAGTTGTGAGCAATGGAAAGCCATCTGACATTTTATGTCTGATTTGTCTTCCGAATACTGATAGCGTACCTGTGCCTGTTCGATCTTTTTTTTCTACTCCATTGTCTAAAATGTCTTGAAGTAGGTCTTGGTATGCTATATCTAAATCATTACCTACACGTTCATAAGCACCATTAGGTCCAATTTGGAAGTCGTCTGAAATGAATGGTATGTACAGCTCAGCATCTATAGGTAGATTGTTGATTTCTCCCCACTTACTAAACCATTCATCGTAGGTAAGATAGTGTCCTGGGTTTTCCGCTAACCATTGTTTGTATTGTGATTCTAAAAGCATAACTTATTATTTATCTTAATATAATATTATCTTATGAGAGTTACAAACCCTTTTTGAATTTTAGGAAAACCATCTTTATCTTTATACTCTACTACCCAAACATATACATCATTATTACCATAATATCCTGTACCGCCATCACCAGTCCAATATAAATCATTTGATTCATATATTTTATTTCCCCATTTATCAAATATCTTTAATATGGGTTGATCAAGTATTAAATGTGTAAGATCAAACACATCATTATCACGATCACCGTCTGGAGTAAATGCGTTTGGGATGTAAAATTCTCCACAAGTATCACATTGGGTGAAAGCAATTAATGATGTGAGTACTAAAAATAAAGATAATAAAAACTGTCTCATTAATCTCCAATTTGTTTTTCAGGTACACTTGTTACTTGAGGATTATCATTTGGTTCATCACCAGTTGGAGTAGCTACAGGTGTAGACATTTGTTTTTTAAGGTTTTGGTATTTGAAATAATAATTCAATCCAAACCCTAGAATAAGTAAACTAACAATTGTATTTATCATAATTTTAAATTTTATATCGTTTTGATTCTTGTTTATTATCTTCTAATTTAACATTACTATACTTGCTTTCTATTATTAACATTAATTCAAAAGCACCTACTGCCATTCCTATTGGAACCCAAGCGCCTGTTATAAAAGCACCTACTGCTCCAGCTACTAAAACGGTTTGACCAAAAAATGCTTTAATCCATGCTTTTTTTCTATAATGTTCTTTTAACATTAATTTCATAGCTCGTTTTTCTTTATTACGAGATGAGGCAAGTGAGTCTAATTGTCTATCAATTAAAACATAAAGCATTTGATTTGCTTTTTTAACACTATCTAACTCAACTTTAGTCTCAACTAAGTACTGCATACAAGTATATGAAAACTGAGATGCTGAATCAAGCCTAGCTTTATAAACTTCTTTAAGAATATCTTCAGGTGTTTTCTTTTCAGTGATCACATCCTGTATAGTAGGTTTTTTAGTGTTTTTAGGGCGTCGTGATTGGCTGTAACCAGTTATTGTTCCTAATAAAAACAAAATCAATAGTAATTTTCTTACCATTCTGTGTATTTAAAGTTTTTAACCAACATCACTGAGTCATTAGTGTATTCAGATGGTTTATCTACTCCATTATTAAAAACAACCTGCATTGTTTTACCTTCAAACCAGTTAAGTATCTCTACATCAGTGACTCTCCTCACAACCATATTGTCATATGAGATAATAATTTCATCTGGGTACCAATCTAATTCAAATTTAGTATAACATCTATCAAATCTTTTCCAAATCATATGAGATTTGGATTTGATTGATTTATGAGTATAATTTGAATCTCCATAATGAACATTTGAAGCTAAACTAAAATAAGGAATACATTTTGAAGTATATAGACCATTTTTACGACTCCAACCTTCAAATATATCAATTTCAGGTGGCCAACTATCTGAAGCCCATAACCAAAATGCAGGAAATAAACCTGTACCTTTAGGTAGCATTACTTCAGCTTCAAATCTACCATAACTAAAATCATCTATTGATGTCACTAACCCAACTCCAATATCAATTACTCCTGCATCTGAGGTTACTATTTTATGACGTTTGGTTTGTAAACGCAAAACACCACCAGTAACATCTACACATGATGGGTCACACCAATATGTGGGATTTTTAGGATGATAATTACCCCATCTATTCCCTGATTGCCATTTATAACCTGAGAATTTTATTTCAGTTTGTTCAACCATTTTTTCGCTTTTCTAGATATTTTAAGTGTTTGAGTTTCATCATAATACTCATTTAACCATACTGTCACTAAACGAACAGCGTCTTCATGTTTCATCCAACCTGCCTGGAATATACCATCACCATATTCTAATTCTCGCTCAAATAAATACTTAGTTGGAGACTCAATTAACCCAGTATAATCATCCTCTGATTTACAGATAACAAATCGAATATGACTGCCTCTAGCTCTAAAATAATACCAGTTACCATCTTTAGTATAACCTTCAGCTTGTACAGGACAAGCACCTTCAGGCCAAACACCATACGGATTAAAGTTAGTTTTCTTTTCCCACCATAATGTTAGTTTCTTTTTTAGTCCCACCATTTGTCTATATTTTTAGCTATAAATTTATATGCTTTAATTTTATCCTTTATATAGTCTTTACGAGCTTGTTTCATAATTTCAAGGTACTCTTTTGAATACTGTTCCTTCTGTTCAGGTGTATGAACTTTTTCTGTATCGTATACCGTTTCCATTTGATAAGTTAAAACACTACCATCCTCAGCATACTCGTAGGGTATAGCTTTGAGAGTTGTTCGACCCCACTTCAGTTCTAGTTGTTCCAAAGCTGGGTCTTCATAGAACTCCCATGAGTCTTTAGTTTGATGGAGACGGGAAATAGCTTCTTGAATCTCATCAGCAGTTCTTTTAGCCTCCGAACTGTAGGGTTTATCTGATAGGTAGAAGTCTCGGGTAAATTCAAGCTTCCTGATTAAGATTTCATTTATGTAGCTATGATCCCAGTCTCTATCATTCCAAATGGTTGGTAACCAACGTAATACATTACGTACACGCCTATAAAAATCCCTAAATGGGTAAGTGAAAGTATTAATTAGACTCATCGGATTAATTTATCAACATCAATATTATGTTCATACAATAATGATTTTAGATGGTCATAAACAGCATCTACACCTTTATGATAACCATCATCTTCATCATAACCATTAGTTAAACCACGGTATGAGTTAGTCATTAATTCCCATAATACAATGGCCATGTCAGTTGATTTCACACAACGTTCATGTTCCATACGATCATCCAGATCATTTAAATCAAATGTTAATTTTGCTTTCATATAACTTCATTTATTATATTATAACTAAGAGCTTCATCAGAGCCAAAATACCAGTCAGTTTTCTTACTTTTGACTTTATTTAATTGTTTTTGAGTGAGTGAGGTGTTAGACACAATAAATTCATCATACATTGCCATTAATCGGTCTGTTTCTTCTAAATTTTCTTTTAGAATAGACATTTTATCATAAGGCATACTATCTAAACACTCATGATACATAAATGTAGCTAATGAATGACCAAAACGTTTATCACCAGCAACTAAAATAGGTAACGCCATTGACATTATTGAACCATAACCATATGTGTAAACAGGTACATATGAATTTTCTATAATACCAATTAAAGCAAAACCATCAAGTATATTACCACCTACACTATTAATGATCAATTTTATAGGTTCAACTTCTTCTTTTCCATTATCAATTTCATTTATAAATGAGATTGTTTGAATAGCATCTCTTACAGATGATTCATCTATCTCCCCACTTAAAACAATTGTTCTAAATAGTTTGTTGTTCGGGTTGTAACTGTTCTTCATCTGTAACTATTGTTTCTTCTATAATTTCATTCCATTCAGGTTCAGGTACTGTCTCACAAAACAAAAATCTATCATTTGCTTTTAACACATGATCAGCTCCTAAATACTCTTTCCAATTATTAAGGTGTTCTCTATTTAGTTCTTCTTTATTATAAAAATTACTAGCAGGAATATTCCTTAATACTACATAAACATTATCATTATAAAAATATAATTGTTTCATTCACCTGTAAACCTATATTTTTCTCTTTTATAAGCCTTACCTGATGGTTTAACTTTTTGAATCATTTTTCTTCTGATAATCTGAGCTACATGACGTTCAGATAACCCGTTATATATGTTATTCTTTTCCATGTGTTTTTAATTATATCATAAATATAATATCAAAACCTTGGAAAGCCAAACTTATTTTACCATTTGTAAACCCAATATAAAATAGAAAGATAAAAAATAACCACTAATCCCCAATGGGCAATTCGTGTATATTTAGAATCTAATTCTGATGTTTTTTCAATTTTAAGTACCAAGTCAGTAAATACACCTCCAAGGGTTAAAAGAATTAATAAAGTAAAAATAAGCCACATATTTAAAAAATTAAAATTATTTTAACATATAACTAGCCTTTAATTTAAAATGAGCATATTCAAAATGTTCAATCCTTCGTTTATCAGGATTTTTCTTTTCACTCTCAATAACTAATTCTATCAATTGATCATAATCATTTCTATGATACGCTTGATAGCAGATATCTTCAATACGTTCTTCGTTACTCATAATTTAGGATGGAACTTTTTTTATGGTTAAACAATATATTTAAATATTTTAAGTAATGTCTGAGTACTTCTATTTTTAGTTTGTCTCTCCAATAATTAATAAAACAATTAATCATTTTCTTAGCAGCATAAATATGCTCTTCTGTCTCACAAGAGTTAATTACTCTTATCACCTTATGAAAATGATATGTTAATAATTGCTCAGCCATTGGTACCGTATAAATACAGTACCTATAACTAATTTAAACATATTCTATAAGTGGAAGTTAAATTTTCTTTGTTCAAAAGTGTTAACTCCTCTAAAATATCTTCTAAACTTTGTATATAACCTTTTATATATGCTACCTCTTTCTCACTGTACTCTCTGGATGGGGTTATCAATTCCATTTTGTTTTCATAAATAGCGGACTTTATGATATACTCCATAGTAGTTGCTGTTGGGTCCATGGTTAGGTTTTTCATTGGTTAATTATAAATATTCATAAGGTCTTGGTTTAGCTTTAGGAGGAGCATCATGAGGATAAACATATCCTTTTTTACTCATATCTTTTAATCTAATGTTAGTTTCAAACAAAAACACAGGACCATTATAATCTTCATAGTATGATTGATTCTGTCTATCAAACTTCATAATACGTCTTGGACCATTGAAACTTCTAAAATTACGACATGTGACCCGATTCCAATCACCTCCACTAAACACTTCAGTACTCAATTGAGTAGGGAAGTCATAAAACAATTTTATAGTATTACCTGTTTTCTCAGCCATATTATTTTATAAATAATTGAACACATAAAATACAAACACTTAATAGTAAACAGATACCTGTTTTCATACTAATAGGTTCATTAAACCAACTTATAGACATAAATGTAAAAATAATAGTCCCAATAGCAAAACCTATTAGTCTAGAAGGCCAAAGTTGTCCTCCAAAATGTTCTACCATACATTGAACAGAATACATAAACAAATAGGAAATAGGAATACCCAACCAAACAACCATATGGGGATGTTCTTTCATCCATGGAAATTTCCATCTACCTTGTAATTGGAGGAATGTTAATAATTGAGCTAACACCCCAACTCCTATTCCTATTAATAGTTTCATATAAATTCTTTTTCTAATTTACATCCAGCTATACGCTGCAATGTTCTAAATTGTTGATCATAATGAAGCGGCTTAGCATCATCATACTCATCTGAGAATAAGGCTATTCGACCCCCATCTTTCAGACCCACCCATACTTGTAAATACTCATTATAGACAATGTATGGTTTTCTATCTGGGTCTTCAGTTACTAGTTTTTTCTTAGATGTACTGATCATAAGCTGGTACTGCGTCTAAGTCTTCTAGTTTAACCCACACTCGTGTTTTCCAAAGATCAACACTCACACCATCTAGTTCTTCAACATTGTCTTCAGTTGCTAATGTTAGAATTAATAGACATTCATCTAATGTTTCAATTGCTTCATTCAATTGACTTGAGCGAATTTGCTGAAGTGCTCGTTTCCATGTGTTTGTGATTTTTCCTACTTTTTTCATAACCTTAATTTATTATTTGTTTAATGTGTTTACAAATACGATCTTTACTCCTCCAATAACCAGGACAGTTACATTGGTACTTATTACCTATTTTTTTAATTTGGTATTTACCTTCACCTGAACTAGAGGCTACTTCAATAATGTTTGATTGTGGTTTGATAATTTCCATATCACCCCTCTCCCAAATGACATCATCTAAAGTAGTATCTAAAGGTACATTGACCCACCAAGGTATAATAGCTTTCTTAGTTACTAAGTCAACTATCATAGGTGGTGTAAATCCACCTTTGACATAATGTTTACCATCCTTAAATTCATATTCACGTTCAATCATAACCTTTAATTATATCTAAATATAACATCAAGGTTTTGGGAAGCCAAACAAGAAGGTTAATTACTTAACCTCCCTTGATTGGCTATCTCAATATCTAGTGTTAGAAGTAAACATAACTCTTCTAACTTTTCCCAATTATACTCAGCCATCAAGACTAGGTACTTATCAGGAATTTCATCAAAATATGCTAGAACACTACTGTCCATTATATTTTAAAGCAGGATGATACTTTTCTAACTTTTGTTTTGGTTGATTAGATTGTTGTTGACGTTGATTCTTTTTACGAATTGACTCCATAACCTGAGCGAATGACTTAGCACATTCGTAATTTTGAATTGGTGAATTTTTACTCATAACTTTATTTAATTTATTTACCTTGACCTTTATAAGGTTTTTTATAACGTTTACTTGTTTTAATTTTACTTGCTCTTTTTTTAGAATGAACACCAGGACGCTTACGTCTTGGCTTTCGATTTAGAGTTTGTGTCTGTGTTTTTGCTGCCATTGTCTTCTTTTTCTTTTAATTTATTTATAGCTTCTACTATTTGAGAACACTCTTCATAGAGTTCCTTCTCAACATAGTATTTTAAGTTTTCCTGTAACGTCTCAGCGAAATATTTTTTCTCTAAGGTTATATCATAAGTTGCTCCATCTTCTAAACAGTTAACTGATAGTACATGAAGATATTTTTTGCGGGTATTCAAATTTGCTAAGATAGTATCCACCACAGCCTTCGCTATTGTGAAGTCTTTCCTATCAATCATATCTTGAAACTCGTCACTGTTATTTAATGTTATCTCAATAGCCATATTAAAATAAGTCTAAAAAGTTAGGGTTAATATCTTTACCTTTAAGTTTATTCATCTTTTCATTATTAGCTAACATTTTGCTTGCTAAATTATCAAGATGTTTAGACTTAATTTTATCGTAATCATTGATAATATCATTATGTTTTTTCTTCTTCATCTACTAATAAATATTTAAAGTCTGCTAATAAATTCACTTCCATCATCTGATGGTGGATGAGATTTATCTAAACCTAATTCTCTTAATCGTTGAAGAGTGTAATCATCTAATTCCCAATCTACTTCACTTTGATTCATTGGCTTATGATCTTCTAATCCTTCAAGTTGTTTATCTGTATACAAGTCCCCAACAGTTAGATAGTAACAATTGTAACATAACATCTCCATATTATTTAAAGAGTAATGCTGTTTGTTACCGTTTTTAAAATGGAGGATAAGTGGGATTTTATAATCAGATACTCGACGTTCATGGAATCCACAATTATAACATTCTTCTTTTAAAAAACCCTCAGTTATCATTCTATACTTTATCTTTTGAGGATTAAAGTGAGCTGGGTTAACTCTACCTTCAAGTATATCTAATAATGCTGGTTCTTTTTTATTGTAGTGAGATGCTGATAAAAATTTAGGAATACCTTTACCTGATTGGTTTTTATGTGCTTCAAATAAAGTCACTCCATTTTCATCCTTATACACCTTCATCCATTTTTTAAGGTGTTGATATGATATATTTAAATAACGAGCCGCAGCACGGACAGACTTTGTCTTGTCCATTGCTGCTAAAATTTGCTCTTTACTTAAATGTATTGCTTTAGGCATTAGTCTTCGTCTTCAGTGTATTCATCAGTTGAGTAATCATCCTCATCATCAACATCTACAAACTCATCATCCTCAATTAATTCTTCTTCCTCTAAATCATCTAATACAGACAATTCTGCTTCCTCTTCCTCAGTTGGTTTAACTTTTGGTTTCTTTGGAGTGGTTGTTTTTCTAAAATTCTTTTCTGCTTCTTGAATCTTATCATATACTTCTCTATCCACAGCATAAGTTTCAGTCCATGTATGATCACCTTCTCCCATTTGAACTACCATTGCTACTTTCTTTTCAGCTGTTGAATGCTGAGTGCATGTTTGGGTGTCTGGGAGGATGGCTATCCTTCGAGGGTCAATTTCAATTCCACATACTTTACAGTATCTACTCATAAATTATTATTTTGATTTGCTTTATTTATTTTATCAATTAGATTCCAAAGATCAAGAGCTGTCTTAAGTGTATATATTTTTTTAGCTTTGCCAGGTATAGTTACTTCTAGTTTTTGAAGTTCACCATCAGAATCAAATCTGTCATATACATACCATAGAATTAAAGCACCTACTTCATCTCCATATTTAAGGTAAATAAGATTTTCAATAATACTGTAGTATGACTCTTCATAATTATAGAAATCAATTTTTAGATGGTCATGAAGAAAATTAGTTCTAGCCCAACATTCATCTAACATATTAATAAATTCAACAAACACATCTTTTTCTTGAGATTGTTTGTTTCGATTAATTTTTAATCTATTTCCAAAATTATTTAGATTCATCTTTTACTCCTATAGAATATAATTTTAAAAAATCTTTAGTATTCATTCCTTTCATAGAGGCGAAATAATAAGCTGCTATACCTAAAGTACCAGCTCGACATGTACCAATAGGCTCTCTATTTGGATCTAAATGTGAGTAGAAATAATAATCACTATTGTTATATTCCATGCTTCTTAATTTTAACTAAATATAACTTCAAAAAATTAAAAAGCCAAAATTTATTACAAAAACTTTAAATTATTTTGTGGGTTATGTTTAATATAATGACCCCATTTATATTTAGCATATTCATGGCAATTATATTCATACTGCTTCGCTATTTCTAACTGTTCATGAGTTTTAGCACTTACTGAAACAAAATGATAAAAATGGCAGTTATATGTTCTCACCATCTGAAGTCCATTCATTTGGCATTTCATAAAAAATTCCCAATCAGCTACAAAACCACTTGGTGATGGATAGTCTTCAGCAAATCCACCTATTTTAAGAAAATCTAATTTATCTATAAAAATAGGAAATGTAGAACCATTAAATTCAACTTTATCTATAGATAAACTATCTTCATACTCCCAAAATGTTTTTAAGTTAAATGTTTTATGATCACGCCCTAAATCTTTAATATTAAATTGGGGAAACATACTTGGGTAAGGTTCAATTTGATTTGGAGCAAACACCCACCCAGGTTGATATTTTTCTTCTAATTTAATATCCCAATTTTTAGGAAATACATTATCATCATTAACAATTAATATCTTATCATATTGAGCATTAAATACACCTAAGTTAGTAGCTCTAACTGTACCTACATTTTCTTCTAAGTTTAAAACATCAATATACTCAGACCACTTTTTAAGTACTTCTTTATTTAAATCATAAAAACCATCTACTACAACAATAATTTGATTTTTATTTTGTTGTCCTTTAATAGCTGATTCAAGGCATAGGTCAAGAATCTCAGGCGCTTTATATGTTGGTATAATTACACTTATCATATTGTTTTATAATAACCTCCAATTTGGAATTTAATTTTTGTATTGATTGAACTATGTTCACTAGGTATGTAATTTGAATATTTAATAACTCTAAAATCAACACTTATTCTAGCTTTACCAGTTGAATTAATTTTATTACCATGTGTTAAATTACATCCATCCCATTGTATACACTCTCCATAATTGCAATTCATAGGAGCAAAATCACCCCTATCTTCTTCTGATTCAGCCCAAATGGTATTTGTATCAAAGGCATCTGTAAATGGTAAAAAGAAATTATCTTCTTTTACTTTAGCGGCCCATTCTCCATTTCTATAATGTTTATCTTTATGGAATTCACCTACAGCTATATTATTAGGATAACATACTCTAAAAGTAGGAATAGCTTGATATACTATTTGTTCATTATAAAGTGGTTTAATAACCTCTAAAATAAACTTATCATACAATTGAATAAACCCCTCAGTGCGAGCGTATTCATAAAATAATTTATGCCAATTAGTACTTTGATCTTTTTCTCTAGTAAATACTTCTATATTGTCATTTAAACTAGATAATTCATTTATTTGAAATAATTCCTCTAATTTTTGTTTAAAAGGAAAATCATTAATGTTATAATCAATCTTTTTCATATTTTACTCCAATCTATTAATGGTGATAACCAAGCTGTCTCTCCATGAGTTGAATACCCTGGTATCGGGGTTATTAGTAATTTGTTTTGTTCTCTTAATTCTAGAAACATAGGAAAATCATTTGGGTGGGTCCCTATTGTGTAGTTTCTTAAAATAGGTTCAACTTGTTTTAAAGTTGATACTTTAGAAGCAAATGTCATAGTTGTACTATTTGTTATTTTCCAATGGCAAGAATTAGTTAAGTACACTCTAGTATCTTCAGCTCCACCTTCACAATATGGATTACCACCTTGTTCTGGGCTCATATACTTGTCTGGGTGGTCATATAATGATATAAAAGATGCCCCTAGTTCAAAACCTTCTTTAAGAATTTTATCTGATCCTGGTTTATGTAAATAATCGTTCTCTAAGAAATAAATCATTTCATCATTGGGACTTTGTAATGCTTCATCCAAAGCTAAATTAAATGTCCCTGCTCCATGACCTACAGAAACATAATTAATATAATCTCTAGGAATATATTTTTGAATCATATCATTTGTTTTCTCAGATATATTGTCTGCTATAATAGACCAATCATATTTTATCCATGGAAATACTTCTAAAGCATTTTTTAAACAATTTTCATTGTTAATATAAGATGGTTTTACTTTATTATAACCAACATCTGATATACGGTATATTATTTTCATAGACTGGCTTTTATATTAAATTGATCTAAAGAAGATAAATTATATCCTAAGTGACTTAAGTATTTAGAAGTTTGATTAAAGTTTTCACCTATATTAAATGCTCCATCAGAATGAATTGCTTCAAATATAATATTTTTAAATTTATATTTTGTAAAATCAATACTAGCTATTATATGTACATCTAACCCTTCAGTATCTATAAATAAATAATCTATAATATCTAAATTATATTTATCCATAATATCATTAATTGTAAAGCATGAAACTTCTAATGATTCTAAAGGATATGAAGACCCAGGAGGCTTATGAGTTATGACATGATTTTTACTAAATGAACTCACCTCATAATTACTATCTCCTAAATAATATAAAGTCATTGTTTTAATATCTTTATTATCTGTTATAGCTATATTTTCTACTATAACATTATTTATATTTTCATATTGAGATTTTAGTTCATTAATAATAAAAGGTATTGGTTCTATTAATATAGCTAATTCTAAAGAATTTTGATTTTCTTTTATAAGATCAAATACATGGTCTTTACCATTATTAGCTCCGATTTGAATTATTTTCATAAATTAACTTTTTATTTTACAATATAACAACCAGCTGGTAAACCTGAGTCATCATTGGTATGCCTTAAATTAATGTCTAGGGGTTGATTTGTCACTGGATGGTTAATGAATTCTGGGAAGTTTCTTTGTTTAAAGAATGTTTTAATAGCATCCAATGTTTCATATAAACAAGAATCATCAAAAATAATATAACCTCCAGGTTGAACTTTATCATATAGTTCTTCTAATGTTTCTAGAGTAGCTGAATAAGCATCTACATCTATTCTTAATAAGGCTATTTTTTCAATTCCTGATGTTGGTAAAGTATCTTTTACAAATCCTTTTAAAAATTTAATTCGTGTTTCTTCTCCCAATCCATATGTTTTAAAATGGGATTGTACTTCTTCTAAACTAATAGCCAAAGGTCCAACAGCGTTATGAGTGAAATATGGTGTGTGTCTTTCTTTATCATATTGATGTTTAGCTTCTTCTAATGGTTGGAATCCTTCAAATGAGTCACAAACCCAAATGTTTTTATCTTGAAAAACATGACTTAAGAATATAGAGAATCCACCTCTCCATACTCCACACTCTACAATATCTCCACTTACTTTAGATATTTTATTAAAATGATTAAAAATAGTTTTAAATTCATCTGGTCTTACCATTGTTATTTTATTGTCAATAAGATCCTGGATTAAATCTTCATATGTTGTAATTGTTTTCATGAATGAATTGATATATAAGAATTATAATTTTTATCTTTAATGTTTTCTATTAAACATGAGTCTACCATCATATATGGGCCTGGTAGCCATTGTTTTGGTTTATATTGTCTGTCTCTGTCATCATCTCTTTCTTTATGTTTATGGTAACATATGATAGAATAACTAGGATTCCAAACTTGATACCCAGCTTGATGTAATTGATATGTTATTTTATTATCACAACCTAATACACCTATATTAAAATTAAAATCAATATTTTTTATATTTAAAGGATTTTTCCAAACCCAAACATCTTGTGATCGATCTTGATTTCCATAAGGAATTACAATATTATCTTCATTAATCCAATGACCATGATAAGGGCAAAACCTAGTTAAAGCTAATACTTTATTTGATAAATCTAATTCTTTAACTAATAAAATAGATTCATCAAAAAATATATCAGAATTGCATAATACAATAATATCATTTTCAGGAATGTTATTTTTAGCGTAATCAAAATAATATTGATATGTTAAACGTGTTGAAACCTCATTAATTATAGTTTTATCAGATGAGTAACCTTCAGGCAAAGGAGAAGATTTAAATACATGTGTATAGTCAAATTCTTTAGAATTAGTATTTTCTAAAAAACAAAAATCTAACTCTTCTGCTCTTTCATGATAAGGATTTTTATAATAATCTATTAATAAATGTAACTTCATATTTTATTTTTTACCAATAACAACCTTCTTCTATTATATAATTTTGTTTAGGAGTGTCTATATCTAAAGGACGAATCCAATAATCATTATATATATTTTGATATTCTTCCCACTGGTCCCATCTTTTACCTTTTAAGCCAAATAATATTTGAATTGAACCCCCTAAATGAATACCTATTTTACCTAAACGTTTAGCCTCCACAGCTAATGGTAAACCATAAGCCCCAGCTCCTACAATTAAAACATCAAAATTTATTTCTTTAATACTTTGTTTTAACCACTCTAGTGTTTCAACCCATGAGTTATGATATTGTTCAAATTGAGGTTGAAGTGGAGCTTTAAGCAAATATAGTTCAAATTTGTTTTTAAATAGTCTTCTATTCCATATTTTATCTAAATTAAGATATTGATGATTAATTGAGTTAACATGAGATGAGACAACTAATATTTTTTTTCCTCCTAAATAATTAGTCCAATTATCATCTATAAACCAAGGTTCAATTCCTTTCCAATCTTTAGTTTTATAATTATTATACTTAATATGAGAAAGTATTTGATCCTCTCCCCATTGTTGAGCCCAACTTAGTAATATATCTAAATTAGGTAGAGTTTTTAGATATTCTTTTTTAAAATAAGAAATAGTGATTTCATCAAGAGGAAAAACACCAGAAAATATAGTTAATCGGGAAGAAACAAAATTATGATTAATAAGAGAAAATAAATTATTACTCTCATCAGCCCCTAATTTACCTACAGAAAAAGGTTTTTGGTTGATAATAGCATCTATTATCATATTTTGACTTTCTTGAGCTGTTAACATATGTTTATTTTTTATAGTAATTTAACCAATATTGTATCATTTCATCTAACATTGATTCAAAAGTATAATCATGAGTCCAACCTGTTGTTTTAGTTAATTTAGACGAATCTCCTTTTAAGTTATGTAATTCTTCAGGACGTAAAAATTTTTCATCTTGAGTTACATACTCTTTATAATCTAAATGTAATGAAGAAAACACATACTCACAAAGTTCTCTTACAGAGTGAGATATACCTGTAGCACAAACAAAATCATCTGGTTTGTCTAATTGTAGAATTTCCCACATTGCTTTAACATAGTCTTTAGCGTGACCCCAATCTCTAGTTGCTTCTAAATTACCTAATTTTAGCTCATTTGATAAACCTAATTTAATTTTAACTGCTTCTTTACAAATCTTATTAGTCACAAAATTAGTCCCTCTTCTTGGTGATTCATGATTAAATAGAATACCATTAGAAATAAACATATTATATGAGTGTCTGTAGTTTCTACTTATGTTATATGCAAATACTTTAGCACATCCATAAGGTGAAACAGGATTCATAGGTGTTGTTTCTCTTTGATAACCGTCAGTATCAATTGAATTACCAAACATTTCTGAGCTACTAGCTTGGTATACTTTAGTAAAGGGTGATACCATTCTAACTGCTTCTAGTACATTTAACGCTCCTATACCTGTAGTGTTTACTGTATATAATGGTTGATCAAATGATATTCTAACATGGGATTGGGCTGCTAAATTATAAAGCTCATCAGGTTGTATTTTTTGTATTACTCTAATTAAAGATGCTAAATCAGTTAAATCAGCATACTCTAATTTTAGTTTAGAGTAAATACTATCATTAATTCTTGCTGTCTGATTTTCAGCTACAGAATTACGTTTTAATATTCCCCATACTTCATATCCTTTATTTAATAAAAATTCAGCTAAATATGAACCATCTTGCCCATTTATACCTGTTATTAGGGCTGTTTTTTTTCTCATAATTTATTTTTTAAAAATTTTTTAATTTTATTACATATAAACATTACTTGGCTATTTGTTAATTCAGGATATGATGGAAGAATTAAACATTGAGATTGTAATATTTTAGCATTTTTATTCTCACAAGAAATAAAAGATAAATGCTTATGTTGAGTTATATCATAAAACATAGGTCTTGAATCTATCCCATTCTCAAAAAGATATAATTCTAACTCTCGTTTATCATTTATATTAAAATCAGAAAATCTAATTCCAAACATCCAATTAGAGTGAGAAGTATTATCTTCTATTTTTTGAAAACTAATATTAGATATATCTTTTAAATTAGTTCTATATAATTCAAATATTTGTTTTTTTTTCTCTAAAATATAATTTAAATCTAATATCTGTCCATGTAATATAGCAGCCTGGATATTAGTCATTCGATAATTATAACCTAACTGATCATGTATAAATTTAACTTCAGATTGTCCTTGGTTTTTAGCAGTGTTTATGAATTCAAAAACTTCTTTATCATTAGTGATAAACGCTCCACCCTCACCAGATGTTAATGTTTTATTACCAAAAAATGATATTGATGAAGCAAAAGATTCTGTTCCTGTATATTTGTTTTCATATTTTCCTAAAAATCCTTCACAATTGTCTTCTAATATAACAGTATTAGGAAATTGTCTTTTTAACTGAGGGACATTCACTATATTTCCAATATTATGGACAACTAATATAGCTGTGTTTTCATCTAGTTTTTCTTCTATTTTTGATAAATCAAAATTCCAAGTGTTTAAATCAGCATCTATAGGTATTAATTCATAATTTTTATCATATAAAAATGAATTCCAAGCAGCAACATAAACGTTATTAGGAACTATAATTTTATTAATATGTGGATGTTTAAATTTAAGAGCTATAGCTAATAAATGTGTAGCTGTAGTACCATTATTAGTTAGTATAATTCTTTTACATCCTAATAATGATTTTAATTCATCCTTTACTAAGTCCAAATATTCACCTTGAGAAGACACCCACCCAGAATTAATAGCGTTATGAGAGAATTTTAAATTATCCTCAGTAAAATATGGTTTATATATAGGGATCATTATTTGCTATATTTTTTAACTTCATCTAAAATATGAGTACCACCTTCTTTAATAGCATTATTTAATTTTTTATCAATTGATGATTTTAGAAAACTTCTTTGTTTTACAAGTCGAATATTTTCTCCACTTAATTTAACTATTTCATTTTTAACTTCTTCAGTTTTTTCTAAACCATCTAAGTAAGCTGAGCGATCTAAAACATTAAATAGTTTAACATTGATTGTTATTAGTTTGTCTAATAATTCACTAAATGTTACTGGTTCTAAATTTTCCATATTATTTATTTTTTATATAATTTATAACTTCTTTAATTGATTCTTCTAATGAAATTTTAGCTTCAAATCCTAAAACTTCTTTAGCTTTAGTTACATCAGGAATTCGTTTCTGGACATCATACTCAAAAGGTTCATCACATATGTAATTAAATTCTTTATTAGGATTAATTATATCCCAAACAGTTTTAGCCAATTCTAAAACACTTGTTGATTGAGGAGTTGATATATTAAAATCTTCGTTTATAGCTTTATCTGATTCTATAACCATTTTTATTCCTCTAGCTAAATCTTTTCCATTTGTATAACATCTAATTTGATTTCCTTCTCCTAAAATATGTAATGGATCTTGTCCTTTTAAAACTTTATTAATTATGTCTGGTAAGACATGGGATAACATAAGTTTTATATTGCCTGATGTAATTTCATGCTCAGAAATAGATTCTTCTTCTCCTATTCCTACACAATTAAATGGTCTAACTATTGAATAAGGTAAACCATATTGTTCCCAAGCTCCTTTAGCAAAATACTCAGATGCTAATTTTTGAAATCCATAAGTTGAAGATGGAGGAGGACATGATTTAACCTCAATTTCTGGTGTAGGGTATATAGTTGCTTCTTCAAATACCATAGAACTTGATAGTACAATTATTCGTTTTAGGTAACCATTTTTATGTCCTTTAATAGCAGCGTCAAAGGTTTGAGCTAAAATTCTTTCATTTGTAGCTAATAAATCATAAGCGAACTTATGAAAATAAGATATACCCCCAATCATAGCAGCCCCAGCTATAATCATATCAGGCTGTTCTTTATCTACTATATTTAAAAATTCACTAGACAATACATCTTCTATATATAATGTGAAATTAGGATGATTATCATGCGCTCTAACTATTTTACCATATTTTTGATAATTATCTATTCCAACTACTTTATATCCACTATTAAGTAATTCATTACAAATGTAACTACCAATAAAACCTTGACTACCTGTTAGTAATATTTTTTTCATATTTTTATTTTCTCATTCCATTAAAAACAGTTTTAATGAATTTATTATTTTCTTTATCTATAATATAAAATAAATCTAAATCTAAGCCTAATTCTTTTACTAAAGAAGCTAAAGCTTTTGTATCTTTAGGTAAACAAACCCCAGCGTATCCTCTAAAATTATCATTAACATCTAAATATATATCTTTTGTTGTATTTCTTTTTACAAAAGCATTTTTTATATTACTGTAGTTAATGTTTAATTTTTGGCATATTTCATACATTTCATTAGCAAAAGTTATTTTTAAAGCATTATATATATTAGAATAATATTTTAATAACTCTGCCTCAGTTGGTTTTAATTGAACTATATTTTTAGGGTAATTACCATGACATTTTTTAACTAAATTAAATATATGCTCTGATTCAGTACCTATAGCTAGTAAATCATGGTTTTCAGTAAAATCAGTTATGGCACACCTTTCTCTAAGAAACTCAGGAACAAAACATATTTTTAAATTAGTTTGTTCAATTAACTTTTGTGTTGTTGTTGGTTTAACTGTTGATTTAATAGCTATAACACCTGGATAATTTAGGTTTTTTAAATCTGATATTACTTGTTCAACTATAGATGTATCACATGATCCATCTTCATTACTAGGAGTAGGAACACATATGTATATTATTTCACAATTTATAAGATCATCTAGTTTAGTTTTTAAAATAATATCATGTCCTGATACAGTATGGCCCAATTTTTCAAATCCAAATTTACAAGCTGACCCTATTACTCCTAATCCTACTATTCCTATTTTCATTTAAGTATTAGTTTTAAATTATTAATAAAATCTTCATTATTATGTTTTAATTCTTTATTATGTGGATCTAAAAATTGGTTAAATAATTCTAATGTTTCATTATTATATGCATTAATATAACTCAAAACATCAGTAAAAAGAGAGCATAATGAGACTATACCTGATGAACCAAATGATATTACTTTATTGTTTTCTATAATACTAATATCATCTATTAATTTTTTTAAACTTGGAGAAGTAATGCCTAATTTATCAATTGTTAAATCTATTATTTTATTGTTATCTACATTATGTAAAATATCATTATATATTGAATAGACTACTTGATCAGTTAATAGTAAATATTCTGGGTTAAGTTCAATTTCTTTTTCACCTAAAAGAATTATATTTTTATTTCCATTATTTATAGTTTTATAAAAATCATTTTTTATCTCATTGTATTTTTCATAATGGCATCCTCTAACTTTAGTTAATAATACTACTGTATTGTTTGAAATATTATTAGATTTATTAATTGAAATATATTGAAATTCTATATTGTTAGTTTTATAGTGGTTTCTAATATCATCTATAGTTATTAATGTATAACCATTATGTAAAGTTTCAAGTAAAAAAGTATTACAGTTTGCTTTATCTAACACATATTTTGAAAAATTTTTTATAAAGTTATAATATTCCTCAAATTCTTTTGTTCTATGGATTTTTATATTATTGATATTAAAATCATAATATATAACATCATTTTTATAAAATTCTGAAAGGTATGATAAGAATATAATTATATCTCCTATACCGACTTCATTTAATACAAATTTTTTCATTTTAGTATTTTTATATTAAAGAATTCATATATGTTAGAAAATGTTCACTCTGGCTAAAAATGTTTTGAGCGTTAGTGGGATTAAAAATGGTTTGAATTGATGGGTTGGTTAGAGAAATAAGTTTACTAGTAAATAAAGAAAGACAAAAAAATCCTCCACCTCCAAATATAATTGTCCCCTCAGAATTTGAAATTAAATTCATATCATGTACTATATTTTTAACAGAAAATCCACTAAACTCATAATTTTTCTCTGTTAAGTCTATAATTCTATCAGAATTTAAATTATTGATATAATCTTGGTATAATGAATATATTTGTGTTTCCCCATGAATAGCATATTCTCCTTTATATTCTACATCTCTTTCTCCTAACAAAATAAATTTATAATTAGTTTTATTTAATATTTGAAAAAATTCTGGTGAGATATTTTTATAGGTTTTAAAATTTAAGTTTCTTACTTTTGTAAAAAGTACTAAGTATTTAAAATCACTATATATATTTTGATCAGTTACAAATTTATTTTTTATATGGTCAACTATAATTTGATTATTTATCACATTTTTATAGAGATTAAGATAATTATGATCCCAAATGTAATGAATATAATTAATGAGATCATCATTATTATCTAATATATGAATAATATAATCATCTAAAATATACTGAATAAATTCTAAACAAAAATTTTTATATTCTTCACTATTGTTTCTAAAATTTTGTAAAATCTTTTGATCTAGTCTAATTTTAATTGTAGATCCTTTTTTATGATGTTTCATTACAAAACTGCAAAAAAGTATTAAATCACCAATACCAATACATCGTAACACATATCTAGGTGTAGCATCCATACATTAATAAGTTTTATGAGATCTTTGTAAAAATTTACCATTATCTAGATCTTCTCCAGATAATTTAGCATTAACTATTTCAATAACTTTTTCATCAACTTCATTAATTAATTGGTTTCTTTGAACATTTAAATCAGTAGCTTTTTTTAAAGTGTTCCATAGTTCCATTGCTCCCTCTTCATTTAAAAAATATTTTTCTTTATACTCTTCAAAAGACATTTTTCTAATTTTATAGAGTATTTCTTGGTTATTCCACATTTTTAAATCAACTGTGGTTAATTTGTCAATTAATGTTCCTAAAGTGTCAGCCATAATTTTTATTTATTTAATTTCATTATTATATAATTTTCTTCTTCTTTAATAGGATAAAATCCTTTTTTAGTATATAAATTTTTAGCTATTATATTTTCTTTATCAACTGATAGATGTATATCATTAGGGCTTTCTTGAATGAGTCTATCTACAATAATGTTCCCTAATCCTTTTTTTGTATAGTTGTCTCCAACCATTACCCCTAACCAAATTATATCATCTTCTTTATCAAGATGACCATATCCTACAATGTTATTATTTTGATATAACAATAGAGTTGTTATATGATTTTTAATTGAATCAAAACTTCTATTTTTAAAATACCTAAAAGTACTTTGATTTTTAGGATTATTATTAAAAAAAGTTTCTAACAATTCTATTGACGGGGAATTATTAAATTTCATATCTATTTACTATTAATAGCATTTTTTATAGTGTTTAATATAAAGCTAGGTTCATAATTTGAGTACCAATCTAAATTAAAACCTAAATTATTATAGTAATTAGCTTCAACTTGATTATAGTTAAATGATATAAACTTTTTATTTTCATCTAAAATATTTTCTTTAACTAAAGAATAAGTAAATGGTCCAGAAGCTCTTCCTATAATAATATCACAAAATGTAGAAATCAAACTTATTTGTAATAAATCAGGTGTTAATAAAGTTATATCAGAAGTAAATTTAACATTAGGTAAAAAAATATTTTTTCTCTCACTTAGCAGAAATAAAACTTCTGGGTAATGTTGGGCTAATATGTTGATAATAGGTGAAAAATTAAAATTGAAAGATTGCCCAGAATGAACATCTCCATTAGATATAAAAACAATTTTTTTATATTGATTTTTATAATTTTCTAATTGGGACTTAATCTCATTATGTTTTAAAATACTATTAAAATCTATCTCAGGTAAATAATATTCTGTGTTTTCTTTTGGAATATCATAAAAATCTAATACTTCAAACACAAAAGAAAGATAATTTTTTAAAGAACATCCACTTTCATATCTATGATAATACTTCATTTGAGACTGGCCTATCCAAGCATTAATTTTATTTTGATTAAAATCAGATGAGTTCACATCAAAATCAAGTGGGATACCTTGAATTTCAGTTACTCCTTTTAAATCAGGAAGAAGAGGAACATTTAAATTATGATAAAATATTATATCAAATTTAGTAAGAAGAGGTTTAATAAGAGATCGAGATGTAAAAATATCTCCATAATGAAAATGATTATATAAATATAAAGTATTTCTCATAATTTATTATAATAATTGTTTTGTCTTTCTTGACGTTCTATTGTTTTAGGGTGATATAAAGCCCACTCCTCTTCTACAGGAAGCATCCCATGTGTTTTAAATCCATCTAAAATCTCATGAACTTTATTTACCCATTTAATATCAGGAGTATTTTTATAGATACGCATTTGCCAATCTGCCCAGTTTACCCATCCTTTTTCATTCACATTCCATCCCCAACGCTGTATGTGCTCTTTGGTTAATCCTTCTACAGTATTAACTCTAGGTACTCTGATCATATCAATCAATTGGTTTTCTTCTAGTAATACTGGTAGATTTTGTATTAGATTGATATGGGGAATTTCATCAGCATCAATTTGAAAGATGTAACTACCAGAACATATATCCATTAGTTGATTTTTCCAATCAGCGAAATGTTCTTTAAATTCACTTTCTTTTAAAATAATCCATTTAGTAGTTTCATATTTGTAAAGTTCAAAGAGTAATTCTTTAGATGCTTTAGGTTTATCTACTAAAACACAAATTTCATCTTCTTGTCTTTTATTTAAATGTAAAAACTCAATAAGACGTTTAATCTCTTCTAGTTCATTACAAACTGTAATAGCATAACTAATTTTCATATAACCCTAATATAATAAACTATCCTAATAGGCCAACATATTCTAAAGCATCAATAAATTCTCTTTCTTCAAAATGTTGAAGTGTTTCCATATTCATTCTGTATTCATAGAATTTACCTGGTTGTTTTGGGATTGGATATTTTTCTTTTTCTTCTTCTGTTACTTTAGTTGCTTTAACAGCAGCCCATTTCCAGTTATCAGATGAAGTTCCATTTGCAAATATCATACCTTGGGTAGGTTGATTAATAGTTTGTGGTAACCAAGTTAAACCTGTGTTTGGATCTTCCCAAGCTAATACTTTGTATAATTCAGGTAATACTTCCATTTGTTCATTATAGAATTCACTATCTTTAGTCATCAAACTATTAGTCCAATAACCACAAGACAAAGACATCCAGTTTGTAATTTCAGGTGTGACCTGTGTTTCATAACACAAGTCACCTCCTGATTTAGGACAGGCAATAATTTTATCTGGTGACATTTTCTTCTATTTTTTTAAGTTTTGGTAATTCAATTTTCTTTAATTGAGGTAACTTTAACTCAATTGATTTTGGAAACTCAGGGATATATAAATCAAATAATTGACTTACTTTATCCTTCATTTTATCCCAACTGAATTCGTTTTTGCTCTTATACGCTTGACGTTTAGCACCATCTGTATAGGATTTATAATTTTCAAACATATTTTTTAAATGATGTCCTACATGTCCTGTATCAACATTAAACCATTGTGATTCTTTTAATAACCAATTATTAGCAGCACTTGGATGAACATTAGCCATAGTACCTGGAAGCATAGTGGTAAATTTTTCATCTAGGAAATCTTTATGGCCACTCCAATTAGTTGTAATAATTGGCTTTTTAGTTAAGCTAAATTCAAGTAATGGACGACCAAAACCTTCACCTTTAGTTAAACTAATCATAGCCTTTACTTTAGAATGATTATATAATTCATTCATTTCAGAATCAGTAAATTCACCATGTAGTACATAAATGTTAGGTAAATCTTTTGAATTAACTGTTTTCTTAATCATAGTGATTTTCTTTAAAATTTCATCTCGATCAAGATATGAAGAACCCATTTGAGATGTTTTTAAAATAAGAGCTGGTTTTTGTTTTTTGTTTTTAAATGTCTCATAAAATGCTTTAACTAATAGACTAACATTTTTTCTATCTTCACCTAAATCACCATTAATCCAATGACCTACAAACAAATAACAAAACTTCTCTTTAATATCATTTAACTCAGGGAATGATTCTACTACATCAAGTGGTTTATAGATATCAGTGTTAGCACCTTCAAATAATACTTCAATTAGTTTTTCAACTTTATATTCTCCAATTACTTGATTAGTGCGTTGATCTATTTTTTGAAACATTGTTTTAAGAAATGTTTCTTTTGAGTGCTCAGAAGAAGTTAATATTAAGTCCATTCTATTAATACCTTCAATCCAATCACCAGGTGATAGAGTTGTTTCAATACCAGCTGTTACTCCAATATTAAATCTGCCTATTGATTGAAATTCACTTGGGATTGTGATTTGCATCCATACTTCAGGTTGTTTTGGGAGTTGTGGTTGTGTCCATAAATGATCATTTAAAAATGACCACTCAGGATTATCTTCAATAAAACCCCAAGGTGTATTACCCCACATTTGAGGAATAACTTTAACATCATATTTGTCTATCTCAATGATTGCTTTAACTAGATCTCGAGAACGTGCTCCGTATCCACTATATGTGTCAATAGGGCAACTAATAAAAAATAATGGTTTCATATAACTTTTTTGGTATTAATAAACTAATTCGTGAGGAATTGTTTTTGGTTTAACTTCATTAGCATTCACAAGTTCATATTTTTCTCTTGGTCTCCAAGTTTTAAATAATTTATCTAAAGTAGTAATTACTTTTTTACCCATGTTTTTACTTGTGAATCCTGCTTCATCACTTAAAGCCCATTCACGACCTTTTAAACCACAAGCTTTTCTTTCTTCTTTAGATAAATTATAAACAGCTTTAATTTGTTCAGCCGCATCTTCAGCATTACATCTGTCATCCCAAATATAAGGTGTTAATGGTGAACCTTGAATTGAGCGATTAGTTGGATAAACTGGAAACGCCCATCCACCATGTTCTTTAATTGTACCATTATGATTTGAAGGGAATTTAGCGTTAAAGTCAATCCATTTATCTTTTTTACTAAAACGCATTTGATCCTGCATTCCACCAGTAACATTAGCAATGATTGGATTTCCTACTAAAATTGCTTCAGTTAAACTTAATCCCCAACCTTCATTGTTAGTTAATAGGATTTGACAGTCAGTACTATTATAAAGCAAATTCATTTGATCTGCTGGGAGCATATGAGGTGAGAAGATGATGTTATATTTTGGGTCATCGCCAAATAATAATTCTCTTACTGCTTCTAAATCAGTACCATTATCATCCACTATTTGGGTATGTAATACAAAAGCACATTTTTTAGCTTGTTCCTCAGGCAATCCATCAACAAACAACTTATATGCTAACATTGTATCTGGAATTTGTTTTCTGCGAATGTTTCGAGAGTTAAAAAATAAAGCAAAATCAATTTCTTTATCTCCAAACAATTTCTTTTTAAATTCTTTCAACTCAGGTGTATTAACATCAAGTGGTTTAAAAATATTTTCATTTAAACCATGAGGTACATATTCAATAATTTTATTTTTAGCTTTATCACCTAACACTAAAGTATTAATATTTTTGGTTTGTTTAGAGATAGCTAACAGAGCATCACATGACTCATAATATGATCTATTATACATTGGAGCTGGGTAGTCATCCCAAATGTTAAGATAAATAATAGGCATTTTCTTTCTAATCTCATTTTCAATTTGGAACAACCAAATAAAATATCTTGGATCAGTGATTAAGAAAATAGCATCTGGTTTTTCCATTTGAATTAATTGTCTAATTAACCTAGCATCTCCATATCCGTTACTTGGATATAAGACAACTGAGCTATCAGTTAAACCAGTATTATTATTAGTATCAGCTGATAAATCCATACGTTTACCTGCTTCAGGGTGGTTAATAGCACCCCCTACATTAACCCAATTAAAATGTTGAGCTGTGTTTAATACTAATTCGCGGGCAACAGTAGCTACACCTGAGTGTACTCTAATGTCATCACAAATTAAAAGTATTTTTTTCCTCTTATTTTGAGGCAAATACGCAAAACTTTGATTCATAAAACTTTTTATCGATTTAAATTATTGTGATTGTGAATTGATTTTCTAAATTCATCAGATGTAAGATACAAATGGACTGCTCTATCTACAAGCTTTTGTAAAGAAAATTTTCGCTTAACACATTCTAATTTAAAATCTTCAAACAAGTCGCTTTGAACTTTAACGCTTGTTAGTGTCATATCCTTTTTATCCATAACATCATTTGTATATAAATATATACAAAAACACTATTTGTTACAAAGATCTTTCCTTTCATTAAAAGGACACCATTGGCAGTTTTTGCTTGGTGTTGCAAGATGTAATGTGTCTTTGTATGTTCCGTCTATATCAAAGCATTCATTTATAAAGTTATTTATAGCAGTTAATGCTTTTTTCATTTTAATTTTACCACTTGGAGGAGCAAATTCTTGGATTCGACTTTGAGGATATTCACTCTCTTCCCATATTTTTCTTTTTAATATAATAAACTCAACTTCAATATTATCTTCAGGAATACTATACTGTTCACTGAAGTATTTTTTATAAAACAACAATTGGAATTGTTTGCGTTCATCTTTTTTAGCATCTTCATTCCATCCTCGAGTTGATGTTTTAAAGTCGTATATTTTAAAGGTATTTGTAGGTTCATGATACATCACCATATCAATATAACCCTTATATAAAACGTTTTTAAATGCGTTATTAGGTGTTATAACAATAGGTAACTCACAAGCAACTAAATACCATCCACGTTTACTAAAGTAATTACCTCGTTTTTTCTTAAAGTAATTTAGAATAGCTACACCATCATCAAAAAATTCTCTCATTTCAACTGCACTAGTGAAGTGAGTGTCTTTATTTGCTTTATACTCTTCTAAGTATACTTTTCTAAATTCGTCTTCAAAAAACGTTTCTATATCAAACCTATCAGCAGCGGCAGCACTTTCATTGTATGCTAAAGTGAGATAATGCTGAATGGCACTATGCATAGCGGTTCCGAAAACAGTATGGATAGTAGGTTCATACTGTTGTAAATTGTCTTTGTATTGTAGTTCCCATTTGTGAGGACACTCATGGTATATAGAGAACTGGCTATAAGAAATTGTTTTATGGAACGCATAGTTTATTTCTTGTATAGGTTGTTTCTGAATCGTTTTTACAATAGAAGGTATTTTCACGATTCAAGTTCTTTAAGGTATTGCTGTTTAATTTTCTCTAGATATAGAATAGCATCCATATGCTCTTGTTTAGCATGTTCTATCCAATCTATTAAAGCTAAATCTTCCCTATCTAAATCAGTACCATATTTTTCTTTACCTTTGATACTACGCTCTTCAAATTGTTTTATAACTGATGTTACTATACTGTCTAGTTTCATTTTACTAATTTTTTAATTTCTTTATCATCAACACCTCTTTTCTTTAAAATACCTTTAATAGTATCATTATGAAGCATATGGTAGTATTCATCTGCCTCACGTAAAGAGCATTCATAATGAGAAGCTAAATGTTGCAATAGTTCCTCTTTAGTTTTAGTTCTAGATGATTTAATATATTTTAAAAACATGTTTTTCTTTGGAATCATATATAAATACAGTTTATATATTTTTTCCTTTTCAATATAAGGAATATTTTGAATTAAATTTACAAACTCAATATACTCAGGATTCATACTGAGGAAGCGATGTATCATATAAGGATTAAATGATACCTTATCTTCCTCAGTAAATGAGTCCCAAGGTTGTTTTTCGTAGGTAATTTGTTTAAGCCAATCAAAGATTTGCATACTCGTCTCTGATGTCTTTAGGCAACAATTCTACTAAAATCTTACCTGTTTTAACATCATACATTACAGGAATAGGAATAATAGCGTCTTCAGCTGTACCAGCTACAAATTTAGATACTTTACGAATGATTACACCTTCAGCAAACACATGATTACCATCAGGTGAAGTAAGTGGAGTGGATGATTTAATGTCTACATTGACATTAAGTTTTTCTGCTTGTTGATTCATTTTATTGTATTGTTTTTAAGATTGAACATATTAAAGCCATTACATTGATTTCTTTATCAATTCTAAAATTGGCGTGGTACATATAATTTTCTATT